ACTCTAATGGAAGGACCAAATATTGTCAATAGTATATTAGAGTTTTTCACTCCATCTGATGTTCCTCAAATGCAAACTGGTATTCCGGATCTTTCACAAGGTCTAGAATCCATTTTTGCTCCTATATTTGATATCCCGAAAGCTACTTGGAGCAAAATCTACATGTCTGTTGCTTCTTTTGACAGATTTAAGTGTGGATTAGCTTCCATAGTCACGTTCATCACAGGAATCTTGAATGGTTTATGTGAATACGTGTTCAACGCTCGTCCAATTTCCGATACTCTAGTCATGGCTCCTTTTACCACTGATGAAATATTGAAATTATGTAACGAAATTGATGAATTCGGTGCTCAAGTTGACTCCGGAGAACTACCAGCAAATATGACCACTTATGCTAAAGTTCTCGGATTGAGGGAAGCCTGTGACAGACTTCTGGTTAACCAGAAAACTAACGCTGCTATTAGTGTTTTATCTAGTAGACAGAGGACTTTGAAAGCTCTTAATGACAAGTTGTTATTTTTACGACCTGGCATTGCAGAAGAAAGAGTTGAACCAGTTGCAGTCCTTTTCCAAGGAGCGCCTGGTACCACAAAGTCTAAATGGATGAATAAGTTAGGATCAGCTCTCTCTAGTAATGGAGAAGCTGCTTATCCTCGTAATTTTACCGCTGACTATTGGGAAGGCTATGTAGCTCAATCAGTAGTCACTCTTGATGATTTTGGACAGCAACGAGATGTAGCTGGAAAAGATAGATCAGAGTATGCCGAATTTATAGCAATGGTAACATCAGCGCCTTATCTGCTGAATATCGCTGCTGTTGAGGGAAAAGGTAGAACTTATTTTAAAGCTAAATACGTGTTAGCTACAAGCAACATGCGTGAATTTAGTTTACAGTCCATAGTAGATTCTGGCGCAGTCATTAGACGCTTTGAAGGTAATGTTTTTCGAGTTGTACCTAAAGAATGGGAGCGATCTAATAAAGTTAGGGATTCGTTTTGTCGAAAACCCGATTGGACTAAATTTGATCTTGACGATAATGGAGTTGCTCAGATTGGTACAGAAGACTTTGAATTTATTCAGGTTGATCTGACCACTCATACAGAAATAGGTAGATACACTTTTGAAGAATTAGTGGCCTTTCTCAAGCAACAACAGAAACGTAAGGAATGTATTTACGAAAGAGAAATGGATATTCGTAAAATGATTGCTGTCAAGACCACCGTGGACTCAGAATCCGATAGTTGTGACTTAGACAATATACTAATGTCTGTAGAAAAAACCGATTCTGGCATTGATTTTGAACAAACCGGGGATGTTACTGCTTACAATAAGTTGAGTAGTGTGTTCAAAGATAACTTCGACAAAGTTTGCGAATTATACAATGCACAACATGGTGTAGCTGTTAATGCAGCTAAGTCCTTTTCAGTAGCTTGCTCCAAACTTGCTGCAGCTATTATGAAGCGAATCTGTTATGGAAAAGCTTTATTCAGCGACATTACCGCGTTCTTAAGACTCAATTTTATATATATTAAGTTGAAAGAAAAGTTTAGCGTCGATTTACGCTCCGTATTTAAACAATATCTTGTTGATAATGACGGGGTTTTTAGTCGAGCAAATATGTGGAAGGTAGCTGGTGCTGCTACTGTAGGTACTATTGGTGGATTGATCTCTATGTGGGAATCAGTCGACCCTGAATACCAAGGAGCTTACAATAAACCTATTCCAAATCCATCTCACGTAAATAAGCCATTAGTTCCACATAATGGAACGGCTGTATTACAGGCTCATGATTTAGCTGATGAGAATGGAAAAACTGTTTATGGCAGTCTATTTGGAAGGAATTTGTACTATATCGTAGGCGACGAGTTTAAGTTTTGCAACTATGCTCTGTTCGTCTGTGATAGATGGGCTATTCTACCTCTCCATTGGTTAACCGTTCAGAAAAAACTCATCGAGGAATCACCTGATTATGGTGAAAGTCGATTTGAGTTTAGGATGGTATCTAATCCCGGAAATAGAAAAGGATTCTTTGTTTCGGTCAATTATTTAGTACAGAATTATGTACGAGACGACAATTTAACTGCTAAAGACGTGGGGCTCATTAAATTCCCTGAAGACATGAGAATCCATAAAGATATCCGTGAGCATTTTCCATGCGATGGTGATCTGAAGCAAACTTATGACTATGTACGCAGATTTTCGTATACACTTACACGCTCTAAAGGCGTCGTAGAGTCCATACGAGAAACTACTGTAAGTAGAGCTGATAGAATTGAAAATCAGCTTTGCGTTAATGCTGAGACAAGTAATTATTACACTACTTATAGTCTCAGGATGCATAACGATAAAGGAATGTGTGGAATGCCATATGTAATTATGAACCCCAAATTACAAAAAGGCAAAATCTTAGGTATCCACTTAGCTGGTGCTGGTAATATAAGTTTCTGTAATCCCATTTATAGGGAATACTTTGACTCATTTATTGGTACTCCAGATATTGATCCCTTAGAAGAGAAAGCAGCAGAATTTCAATCTAACGACGTTCACAAAGCCATGTTCTATGAACTTGGTTTGAGTGAGAAAGTAAACACTACAGTTAAAAGTGACTTGAGAAAATCATGTCTATTTGAGACTATAAGTGATGCTATTACTATTCCAGCGAGATTAGTTCCTTTCCGTATGGATGGACAATTAGTTGATCCTGAAGTATTGAGTTTGGAAAGATTCAATCGCAAACAGAATTTTCAGATAGATAAGTTCGTTCTTGATGAATGTATAAAGTCTGAAATAGATTGGTACAATGGTACTAATGTAAGTTATAGCGAACGCGTCGTTTATTCGATAGAAGATGCTGTATTAGGTTCTCCTGATGATATCTTTTTTAAAAGTATCACACGAAAAACCTCACCGGGATATCCATACGTTTTAACACGTAAAGGTAAAGGAAGATTTGAGATTTTTGGTGATCAGCCAGAATTCAATCTCACAACTCCAAAGTTCTTAGAGTTACAAGAAGAGATTAAAACAGATATAGCCAATATGGTTAATTCTCATATAGTTCCAGAGATCTATTTTATAGATTGTCTTAAGGACGAGACTGTTTCTTTCAAAAAATTTAATTCTGGAATGACTCGAGTTTTTTCAGCTGGAGACATTAAAGGACTAATCCTGTTTCGTATGTATTTTGGAAATTTCGTTACTGCTATGTTGAAAGATCGTTTTACAAATGGTAGTTCAATTGGAATTAATCCTTATTCAGAAGAATGGGAAACCCTTATGAAAAGATTTGAAGCTAAAGGTAATACCAGATATAATGCTGGTGACTTTTCAGCTTTTGATGCTTCTCAAACATCCCAAATTTTAGCTTCTATGTTAGCAATCATCGAGAACCATTACGTTGATGCAACAGACGATGATAGAACTATCCGGAGGTTATTGTGGAATAGAGCTATAAATTCTATACACATTTCCAAAGGAAAGATTTATAAATGGGATGGCGGATTACCGTCAGGGTGGTACCTTACAGCTATCGTAAACTCAATGTATGGGCGTATTGCTCATAAATTGTGTTTTTATCAAGCCCTAAAGGTAGGAACAAAAGCTTTCTGGACTTTTAATAGTTCTGTAGAGCTTTCACAACATGGAGATGACAGTGTCTTCACAGTTGAACCTATCTATGATGAAATATTTAACGAATACACTTTAACTGAGTACATGGCCAATTTAGGCCTTAAGTATACTCCAGAAAATAAAGAATCTCGTTCAGGAGAAAAACGAACGAAGTATGATGTTAACTATTTAAAGAGATACTGGAGGTTCTGTCCTATAGCTGGTAGACATGTAGCTCCAATGAAATTGGATGCCTTATTAAACCAGTTGAATTGGACCAGAAAAGTCAATGGTGACACCATAACCATCGACAAAGCCAATAACGTTGCTAGGGAGTTAGCGTTACATGGTGAGGAAATATTTAATAAATATATTCCCAAAATAAATTCTGCCTTGCAGGAAAGACTTCAGGTCAGTCTATCTTGTACGAGTTTCATTCAGTCTTTGACTGATGTTCTCAACTATGAGACCGAATATTTCGTAGAATCAAACATGAATTTTCACACCCATACCAATTCTAGCGACGCAGACTACTCATCGGTGCCTGATGTGAGTAACTGTAACGAAGTTAATGAGGCCACTTTTCAATCTGATGACAGAGTAAATCCTGTTAGTGCAGATTTCGTCGATCAAGACGATGCTGTAGTAGATCAACAATCTATTATAGCCCCCCTTAAACTAGGTAGATTTGGCAGTGCTTTTAAAAATAGCGGTGCTATGGATATCGTCAGGTTTCTTTCAAAACCTGTTATTATTGCCTCAAGTAGTTTTACAACTACTGATGGACCCGCAACTTTTAATGCATTTGACTGGAGTGAACCACTTTTCAACTCCATGTATGCTAATAAGATATCGGGAATTTATACGATAAACGCTACTTTAGTTTTAAGATTGCAAGTTAATGCTAATCCTATGCAACAAGGAATGTATTATTTGTGTTACGTACCATTTGGTGGTGCTTCTGATACCAATCGTCAAAACGAATGGTACAGAGCACACCGTCACTCCATTACACAGATTTTACAATTACCTCATGCTAGGATTTTGTTAGGAAGTGAGACAGAAGTCACACTAAGTATTCCTTGGAGGAGTGCTTACAATTCCTATATGTACAATCCTGCATTATCTACTCAAACTCTGCCTGGCAGATTCTTCTTATACCCAGTGGTGCCACTTACTTTAGGTACTGGTGGTTCAACTACTGTTGGGTATACGTTATGGGCAAATTATACTGATATTGAACTCGGTATTGTTGGTTCACTTCAAAGTGATCCGACTGTTATTGCTCAAAAGAAGACTGCTAATGCGTTGAAACGCGACCCTATAGCGGAAGAACAAGAGACGAAGAAAGTTTCCACAGTATTATATACGATGGGTACTATCGCCAATTCTTTCGGTAAGATCCCTTTACTGTCTGCCTTTGCAGCCCCACTAAGCTATGCTTTAAGTGGAGCTGGTATGATAGCAGACGTTCTAGGTTTCAGTAAACCAAACTTAATCGACCCTCCAGTAAGGGCAGTTAGAAATAACTTTCCTTATATGGGTACAGGTGATGGAGTTGATGGAGCTGAACCTTTGGGCTTAACTCGAGGTAATCACGTTTCTATGGATCCTGCTTTGTTAGGAACCAATGTTGATGAAATGTCAATAGCCTATTTAGCTTCAATATCTAATTATATGGACCTTACAACTTGGAGTACTTCCGACGGTGTAGGTGCCCAGTTATTCAGTATTGGAGTTACGCCATTAAGTGCAAAACACGATACAGTTGATTCTGTAGGTGTAAATGTACGTAATTATGGCCCACTAGGGTGGGTGGGCAGCTATTTCAACTTTTGGAGAGGATCATTAGTATTTAAAATTACTTTTATTAAAACTAAGTTCCACTCTGGTAGAGTTGTTATTGCATTTCAGCCAGCTGATGGTATTTTATTACCATCACCAACCTCTGTCACTCTCCAAAATACAGAATTTATGTATCGAAATATCGTAGATATTAGAGAGAAAGACGAGGTTTATATAGAGGTACCATATGTTAGTATGGCTCCGTGGTTAGACACGAGCAGCGCTGGCAGGACTGGTTACCTCTCTATGCACATCCTTGACCAATTGAAAGCACCCGATGTGGTGAATTCACAAATAGGATGCCTAGTCGAAATGTATGGAGGCAAAGATTTATCTTTTGCTGGTCCACGCAATTTCGATTATAAGCCTTTAATTACTGCAAGTTTTCAGTCTAATGAAGGCGTTTCAGCTATCCGGTTTCCACTGACCACAATCGGAGATGCTGAAGTCCCAGAGAAAACCTCAACCTATGAAGAAGCATCGATTGGAGAAGTAATCCCTTCGTTGAGAACTTTAGCTAAGCGTGGTGGTTTTGTTGTCCCAGTAAATAAAACAGCAGGTTTAAATGATCTATTTTTGATCTTACCTTTTTGTAATTTCTGGCGTACGACAGTAGCCAACACGGTCACCGAGTTACTTGGTGATTGCACTATTGATCCTTACAGCCATTTTTCGGCTGTATATGCTCTCTCTAGGGGAGGTATGAGAGTACGTTCCTTTGAAACAAGTACTGGAGTTGTTACAGACAACCAAGCTTTTGGCTTAGATGTTGTTAATTCAGCTGCAGGAACTGTATCTACTGTTATTACTGCCCAGTCTACAGCAATTGTGGACTACATAAGTAACAATGGTATCACTGGTAACGTCGTCTTTAATGGAGCCGCTCCTGTAAGTGGTGTTGTTATACCTCAGTATACAAGAACCATAAACAGACCGTCTGCCGCGCAATTCGCTAATGACGTTGCGGGCTTCAGTTACACCAACTTAGAAACCTCACCAGCACAGTTGAGGCTGACAAGTTTTGGTGGTGACACCTCAATTTCTACTCTATTACATCGTGCTATTGCAGATGATGGTAATTTTGGATGCTTTGTGTCCATTTGCCCTCATTTCCTTAGCCTCGTATAGAGACTGGATAATCCGTGTTTTTTGTAATAATTTCATATTACATTTTTTTTCACTGTGTGATTTTAACGGTTAGTAGTAGTGGATCGTTTGGTGTTGCTAGACATAATATTGAGGGAGTTAGTAACTTTGTGAGTTCTCATCCACTCGATAGTACTAATATAGGAGATCGGCGAAAAGAAATGCTTCATACTTTACGTGGTTCTTTAGGAGGAACTGCAATCACACCAGCTTTTAATAACCCATGTCT